GTATATGTAGTGGCCGCGAGCGGCGTAACAGCGGCCTACTTTGGCTTCAGCGCGATAGGAACACGCAATGGCTGAATTATCAGAAGAAACAAAGTTTACTATACCGCTAAAGAATTTAATCGCCCTTGTTTTTGGGCTGGGTGTAGCGGCGACAGCGTACTTTGAACTGACTGAAAGGGTTAGCTTTAATGAACACCAGCGCGAGTTACTATCCAATAAAGTGATCAACATAGAAGGGAAGGTAGGTAATTTTATTCCCAGAGAATTAGTTACCAACGCCATATCACGACAAAGAGAAATAGAACTTACCATAAGCCGCATGGATCAACGGCTGAAAACTTTGGAAGCAAAGATAAAGGATATGACCGATGGGTAAATTAATGGATAAACTAAAGTCAAAGAAGCTGCCAGAGGGCCAGCTATCTGAACACTTCCATGAGGACGAATTTCGCTGCCACGGCACGGGCGCACTGCCCCCCGGCGGGATGGCCCCGAAGCTGATTGATTTGCTGGAAGAACTTCGCGCGCACTTTGGACAGTCCGTAGTGATTAACAGCGGCTACAGGTCCGAAAGCCATAACAAGTCCGTAGGCGGCGCGACCAACTCCCAGCACATTAAAGGCACGGCTGCGGACGTAGTGGTATCGCGCGTTTCGCCCGCAGAAGTCTACAAGTGGGCAAACATAAACAACCCGGCTGGCGGCGTCGGTAAGTACAATAGTTTCACGCACATAGACGTGCGCGACGGAAAGGCCCGCTGGTAATGAACGCACACGCAGCCATACCAAATCGTCGTGCAGAAATACTGCAAAGGCTACTGGCTGCGGACTTAGCTAAAGACGATATATTGGATTATGTTCGGTTTACTATGCCGGACCCAAAAGACCCTGCGACCATCCCAAGGTCGCGGTATGACACGGGCGCACACCATGAATTTCTAGCGCGCAAACTCATGGGCCTTTTGGACGGCAGCGTTAAGCGTCTTATTGTAAACATGGGTCCACGGCACGGAAAGACGGAACTGGCGTCCAAGAAGTTTGCGGCCTACTGGTCGGCCCTACACCCCGAACTTTCCCTTATCTTTGGCACATATAACGAGACCTATGCGAGCGACGTGGGGTCGGCGGTTAAGGATTATATTAACTCGGCTGAACATAAGTTAGTGTTCCCGGACCACAAGTTGCGCGACGACAAGCAGTCGTCTCAGTTTATTCAGACCACGGACGGCGGCATCCTTGCTTTTGTCGGACGTGGCGGGTCCATTACCGGACGTGGCGGACACGGGCTAATCATTGACGACCCCATCAAAGACCGCAAAGAGGCGGACAGTAAGTTAATCCGTGAAAACCTATGGTCGTGGTTCAGCCAAGTTATCGGCACACGTCTAATGACGGACGATGCGTGGATTATGCTTATTCAGACGCGCTGGCACAGTGACGATCTGGTGGGACGACTTACGGACCCGATGAACCCTTTTTACGACAAAGACGAAGCGAAAGAGTGGGAAGTCGTGGACTTGCCCGCGCTGGCCGTAGAGGGGGATATTCTAGGTCGCCAGCCGGGAGAGGCTTTATGGCCCAAGCGTTTTGGCGTATCGTTTCTTGAGAGGCAGCGGCGTCTGGACCCCAGAGGTTTCCAAGCCCTGTACCAAGGCCGTCCGTCCGCGGAGGAGGGTGCTTTCTTCCAAGCGGACTGGATCAAAACCTATAAGCAAGACGAACTGCCGGACAACCTACGGCACTATGCGGCCAGCGACCACGCGGTTTCTACACTGCAAGCGCGCGACAAGACGGCCCTTATTACTTGCGGCGTAGATCAGAACGACAACATTTGGATACTACCGACAACGCAGTGGGGCCAGTTTGCGGCGGACGTGGCCGTAGAAAAAATGTTATCTCTTATGGCGCAGCACAAACCTACCTTCTGGTGGGCAGAGCGCGGACAAATCACTAAGTCACTCGGCCCGTTCTTGCGCAAGCGGATGCACGAAGAACAGGTGTACGCAGCCCTTATCGAAGTCACGCCCATAGCGGACAAACAAACACGCGCGCAGTCCATCCAAGGGCGCATGGCGATGGGCAAAGTGTTCTTCCCGTCTTTTGCGCACTGGTGGCCCGAAGCCCGCGATCAGATACTAAAGTTCCCGCACGGGGCGCACGACGACTTTGTGGACGCAATGGCTTATATTGGACTGGGATTAAACCAACAGGTGTCGGCAGCGGACGTAAGAAACGCCCGTAGCTTCGGACGCCCCGGCACGTTTCAAAGACTACTTCAACAAACAAGGCGTCAGGAAAAAGACGCCAATCGCAAGCGCATAACTGAGGGCTGGTAATATGCAGAACTATGATGAAAACCCCGAAATGATGGAAGAAGCCCAAGAGCAATCTACTATCGAACGGGACGCTCCCGACCCCGCTCCCGCGCGCGCGGCACTGGTTGCACAGTGGACAAGCTGCGTTCGTGACGCGAGAGAGTTCTGGCATCAAAACGCCTTTAAGCGGATGTTAGAGGACCAGCGGTTTGCAGCGGGCAACCAGTGGCAAGAAAACCCAACGGCAGCGGACCACGCCAGCTTTAACGAAACAATCAATGACCGCTATGTGGCTAACATCACTTTACGGCACATACAGAGCCGTACAGCGTCCATATACGGCAAGAACCCCAAGGTTGTAGCCCGACGTAAAGAACGGCTGTTATCAACCGTGTGGGACGGCAACAGCCAGTCTCTACAGACGGCCATGCAGACAATGCAGATGGGCATACCAGACCCACAAGCAATGGCTATCTTACAAGACGCGCAAACAACCATGCAGCAGACAGCTATGCTAGATAAGATGGCAAAGTCTCTGGAACTTATGTTTGAGCATGAGATAGACGAACAGCCTATCCCCTTTAAAGTACAGATGAAGGCCACGGTCAGACGCGCGCTTACAACAGCGGTGGGCTACGTTAAGGTGGGTTTTGAACGGGTTATGGCACGCCAACCAGACGTAGACCGCCGGATTGAGGCTACAGAACAACGCTTGTCCGCAATAGAAAGACTTGCTGCGGACATGGCGGACGGGGAGTTTGACGAGAACGCAGCCGAAGCAGAAGAACTGCGGCTGGTCCTAGATCAACTTATGAACCAAGAACAGACCGTCGTGCGCGAGGGTCTTACGTTCAACTACCCCGATAGTACGTCCATTATTCCTGACCCGGAAATTAAACAGCTTCGCGGCTTTGTTGGCGCGACTTGGGCGGCAGAGGAATACTACCTTACAAGCAATCGGATCAAAGAAGTCTACCAGAAAGACATATCTATGTCAGCGTCCGCGACAAACAACGAAGCAATGGCGCGGACGTACCTCAAGACGGACAGGGGCCAGTACCGCGAGATTGACGGACGGGACCACAAGGGCGAGACATACCACGCGGTATGGGAGATATATGACCGCTCTACTGGTATGAGTATGACAGTATGCGACGGCTACGGTGACTTCCTACAAGAACCCGCGTCCCCCGAAATATGGTTAGAGCGTTTCTTCCCGTGGTTCCCTTTTGTTGTAAACGAAGTGTATGACGACGACAGCGTTATCCCGCCGTCAGACGTGCGCCTGATGCGCGATATGCAGAAGGAAGTGAACCGCAACCGTCAAGGTTTAAGAGAACACCGCGTAGCCAACAGGCCAAAGACTTATGTGCGGTCCGGTATTCTAAACCCTGACGAAAAGGACGACATACAGTCCGCGCGGGCGCACAGCGTTATTGAACTGCAAGGCTTGCAGCCAAACGAAAAGATACAAGACGTACTGCAAGCCCACGCGGGGCCGGGCATTGACCCTGCCTTGTACGACCCCAGCCCTGCCTACCAAGACTATTTGCGCGCCGTAGGACAGCAAGAAGCCAACCTTGGCGGTACGTCGGGCGCAACGGCCACAGAAGCCGCAATAGCGGAAGGCTCGCGCAACTCCTCAGTATCGTCCACCGTGGACGACCTAGACGAGTTCCTAACAGAACTAACGCGCTGCGCGGGGCAGACGTTGCTACTTAATATGACACCCGAAAAGGTTAAGAAAGTTCTTGGTCCCGGCGCAGTATGGCCCGATCTGGACCGCGAAAGCGTTGCCCAAGAGATATTCTTAGAGATTGAAGCGGCCAGTACAGGACGGCCTAATAAGCAACAGGAGATACAGAACGCGCAAGCGGTATTCCCGTTACTTATGCAAATCCCCGGAATGTCACCCGAATGGCTGGCGAAAGAACTGTTACGCCGCATGGACGACAGACTGGACGTGGCAGACGCCTTTGCTGCAAACCTACCGTCCATACAGATGATGAACAACGCGCAGCAAATGACGGCTGGTGGCCCGAATGACCCGAACGCGCAAGGATCAGAGGGCGGTAACAACGCGCCGTCTACTTCCCCGGAACAAGTAAACGCGGCTCCACGTCCGCCGGAAGCGGGGCCACAACAACAGTTTTAGTCTGCACAGTCAAAAACCATAAATTTTTACGTCTGACCTAGAAGTGTCTGTTGATCTTAACAGACAAATCAGACAAAATTACATAGTCACGCAGTCAACAAGGGTGCGAATATGCCAGATGAGGCACTAGAAGAACAAGGCGAAATTGAATCGTCGGCTACGCCAGCCGATAATGTGGACGCGACTGATACCGCTACGTCCAGCGGCGAAGGTGAACACACTGAACCTAAAACCGAAGAACCGCAGACTATGGCTGACGCCATTAACGCGGCACTTGAGGCAGCACCCGACGGTGAGGCTCCGAAGCCCGACACTACGGACGAGGACGCCGAAGAACCCGAAGAGGCTCTCTCAGGCTCAGAGGTAGACGGCGAGGGTGGTGAGGCATCTAAAGCGGAAAAATCAGAAGTCGAAGCAAACGACGATATGCCTGATGATCCAACCGACGACGAGTTAAAGGCTATGAAGCCCAAGGCTCAGAAACGGATTGCCAAGCTATTGTCACAACGGAGAGAAGCCCGTGCAGAAGTTAGCGCATTACGCGGTGACGCGGACAATTTCCGACAAGTTCAGACGTTTATGTCTGAGAACAATCTTGTGGACGCAGAGGTTGCCAACCTGTTTAAAGCGGGCGCGGCACTGAAGTCTGGTACGCCAGAAGGCTACAAGTCGTTTTTAGAACTGGCTACGCCGATGGTGCAACAAGCACTTGAAGCAACTGGTCAGGCTGTTCCTAAAGATTTAATGGAACAGGTAGACGTGGGAGAAATGACGGAAGCTGCCGCCTATGAGGTTGGTAAGTCACGTCATGCTGCAACTCGCGCCGAAGCACAGGCCCAACAGGTCCATGCGCAAGCGCAACAGAGGCAGCATAGCCAATCGCAAGCAAACATTGTGCAAGCGGTAACGGCTTGGTCCCAACGAACTGCGAATACTGACCCTGACTTTTCCCGTAAAGCCGACGCTATGAAACGTGTTTCGCAAGCGTTAGTCGCAGAGCGAGGTTTACCCCCATCGCCGGACGTTGCGGTTCAGATGGCTCAAGCAGCCTACGAAGAAGCAACGACCATGATGCGGTCCGCCAATCCTCCGCGCGCTACACGCCCGCAACCCACGGCTTCTGCGTCCTCAACCAGAAACGGAGTCAGAGCCGCGCCGCAATCTTTAGCAGATATTGTGGCCCAAGGATTAAGTAGCTGACTTCAAAGGACTTGAAAGGTCAAGACTATGCCAACACAGGCACAACTGGATTTCATTGCTAACGCAGCACTGGACTTCTATTTAAACAAGGGCGACGCATTTCAGCAAACCCTTCAATCTAAACCTCTTGTCAAAGTCATGGACAAGAAAACCCAATCATTCCCCGGCGGCAAGGGCGACATTTCTGTTGCTGTTGTTGGTGCTTATGGTGCGGGTGGGACTAACGACAGTCTCGCGGGTTACAGCTACGACGACACAGTAGCGTTCTACAACCCGACCAATTTGGATCGCCTTAACTACACATGGCGTGAACACCACATTGGTATCACTGTTACCCACACGGAACTAAAGCACGACGGCATTAGTGTAACGGACGAAATGGGCGGTACTTCTGCACATTCTGGACGTGACCAGACAATGCTTATCAATATGTGGGAAAACAAGCTGTTCGACCTTGGAGAGCGTTATTCACGTTCTTACAACGAACTGCTTTGGGGTGACGGTACTGCGGACGCGAAAGCACTGCACGGCCTTCAGCATTTCTTGGTAGAAGATCCGACAACGGGTACAGTGGGCGGTAAAGACCGTTCAGTAGCGGACAACGCATACTTGCGTAACCGTGCGCGCACTGTAGCAAACGCGGCTAACGTCGCGCATGGCGGCGATGCTGTTACCGTAGACGGTACAGACGGCGGCGCGTTGGTTCAGACGTTGCAGCAAGAAGGTCGTCAACTACGTCGCTACGGCGGCAGACCTGACGTATTCTTGGCAGGGTCCGACTTCATCGACGGTTACGAGCGTGAAATTCGCGCGAATGGTAACTACACTGATCGTGGGTTTAAAGGCTCACAAGACGGTGCGATGGGGCCAGTCATGCACGACGGTACTGTGATCCAGTATGACCCAACTTTGGATGATCTAGGTCTTTCCAAACGCGGTTACTGGTTTGATAGTTCAAAAATCAAAATGGCAAAGATGGATGGGGAATGGCGCAGAGCGCACAACCCAGCCCGTCCGCCAGAGAAATTTGTTCTCTATCGCAGCATCACGTCCACAGGACAGATGATCGCTACCCAGCTTAATTCCAGCTTGGTTATCGACATTAAATAACAGGTTGCCCCGGACGCAAGTTGTCCGGGGCTTCTCCCTTCAACAATCAAGGACACGCCTAATGGCTAAATTTCAACTTCTATCTTGTTACGTTCACCTTGGCGGCGAGCGCGGTAACGTGGTCTTTCGCGGAAAGTCTATGCCCGTGACATACCCCGAAACATTGTTGCTACAAGCAATTCACGGCGGACAGGAACACGTCCATTCTCTTATTGCGATAGGCGAAGTAGAGCGTACCCACGAAGAAGAATTTATGCGTTTGCAAGAACGCTATGGCGCGATTGTTAAGACAGCATTTCCAACACTGGCGGGGCGCGTAAGCCTACCCGAAAAAGACGACAGTGTGCCTACACAAGAAGAAGTAGATGAAGTTAAGTCCGTTTCGGACGCGGCTATGAAGTCCGTCAAAGCAAAGCGCGGTAGGCCCAAAGCCACGGAAAAGAAAAAGCCAGCAGACGTTCCGTCACTGGAAGAACTGCCCCAATAAGGATTTGACTTATGCGGATAATGACGCTGAACAGAATGTTGAAAGAACTCCGCTATGAAGCCCGTCTATCACCCGCAGCTTCGCACGGGGTCCAACTACAAGAACGCCACACGGCATTACTGCGCCGCATACAGGAAGAAATATATGACCTGTACGACTGGCCTATGCTTGAGACAGTCGGCACTGTAGAGATAGACCCCGGCCAGCGTCGTCAGATATACCCCGAACTTATAGATATGACGGGGATACAAAAAACGTGGGTCCGCATGGAGAACGACGAGGACTGGCACGAACTCACCTACGGCATCCATGCAGAGCAAATGAACCAATATGACAGTGACGCAGACGAACAAGAGGAACGTGTCACGCGCTGGATGCACTTCTTGGCAAGCGGTGCAGAAGTCATAAACACTAATATGTTTGAAGTGTGGCCTATACCTAATCAAAAAGCCACGGTGCGTTTCGCGGGCAAGCGCAAGCTAATGCCTCTGGCGGACCCTAACAAGGACTACTCAACGCTAGACGGTATGTGCATAGTGCTACACGCCGCGGGCGAACTCTTGGCCGCGCAAAAGTCTGAGGACGCGCAGCTTAAACTACAGACGGCAGCAGCGCGCGTAGAGCGCATGAAACAAGCACAGGTGGCCCCGGACAACCGTAGAGCTTCCATGTACCCGTCAGGCCCGTCAAACACTCGGACTACCTCTTTCCGGTACACAACTTAGGGCGGGCGCATGGCGTATCTTTTCATAGAGGACTTTTCTAAGGGCATTGATTTGCGCAAGCAAGCCCTGACAGCCAGCCCCGGAAGTCTGCGCCAGCTAGAAAACGGCGTTGTTACTTCTGGCGGCGAAATTGAGAAGCGTCTGAAGTTTACCTCATTGGGAACACTTCCCGCAAACACGCACGGGCTTGCTTACAAAGATAATTTTGTATGGGTCTTTGGCAACGGCAACGCGCCCGGTGGTATGCCCACATACGCCAAATACCATAAACTTAATGGCGGAACTATTGATAAGGTTTTAGACGTACAGGTTTTTAACAACAAGTTTTACGTTGTTGCCCGTCTGACTAACGGCGACACAGAACACTACTATAACGGCTCAGTCGTCGCGGACAGCGGCGCACAGGGACACGTCGTCCACGCACACAGATCAAAACTATACGCAGTCGAAAAAGAGAACTTACGTTTTTCAGCGGTGCTGGACCCTACAAAGTGGACAAGCGGCACAGGCGCGGGCTTGATAGATGTAACTACGCAAGACGCGGACGCGACAATCTTGGTGGGATTAGAGAAATACTACAGCAACGTCGCGGTGTTTGGACGGTCAACTATTCAGATTTGGTTTCTTGACCCGGACCCTAACAACGACGTTCTTATTGAAACGCTGGGTAATATCGGTTTGGTCGCACCGCGCGGACTTGCGCGATACTCCAACGGTAACGTATTGTTTCTAGCGGACAGCGGCATACGAAGCCTACGCGCGCGTGACGCTTCCAACAGCGCAGGGCTAAACGACGTGGGATCACCCGTCGATGCTGTTGTAGCGGACTTACGCGCTACGCTTACAAGAGATGAAGTAGATGAAATTAGAGGGCTGGTGGACCCGCTTTCTGGCCGCTTCTGGCTAACTTGGGGCGATAAGGCTTTAGTTTATACTACCTTCCCGAACAGCAAAGTCTCAGCTTGGTCTATGTTTGATATGGATGTGCGCGTGACCGACGCCATATCCGCCAACAGCCGCGTAGTTTTTCGATCAGGAGATGGGTTGTTTATCTACGGCGGGGTTGAACAAGGCGTAAATCCTTTTGATCCAACGGTAGGGACGAACATCTACAGCAACACTGCGCCGCGCCAGATAGGTCCAAACGATCCGTTTGATACCCGCGATGAATACGACAATACTTCCATGCTGATTGAAACCCCTCTTATGTCAGCCAGCGACCCTGCAAGAGTAAAGAACTGGACGGGCATTGATGTAACCGTCCAAGGGGACTGGGACGTGTATGTAAACGAAACAACAGGTTACGACCCGCAGTGGACGAAAGTAGCAGTCATTAACTCTGCGACGTGGGACAACGGACGTATTCCGCTGGACAGCCACAGCACGCACCTATCCGTTCGGATGGTTTCAAAGAATGACGGCTTTGCGTCCTTGTCCAATATGGCGATACACTATGAAGGGGGCGAGACTTCTTGAGCGTAATTTTAA